CCCATCAGCTATGCCATCTTACAGAATGAGTCAGGGTATAGTCTGTGCTTCTCCTAGTCTTACAATTACTCCATATTTAACAGATAGTTGGTCATTTAACAGGCCAATAGAACACGTTACCAAACAAAATATATATGACGAAGATACTGGAGAGATAAAATATGTACAAGAGACTCCTAGATTTGAGAAGGATAATTATAATCTCAATTATGGAATCAGTATGCAGTTTAATATTCCATTAGGCAAGTCTCCTGCTCTTTGTCATAGAGCAACTGAAGTAAATATAAAAAATCAAGAATTGCTGTACAAAAAACTAGCGATGGAAGTTAGTTTATATCGTCTTCAGATTTGTTCGGAGCAAGCAAAACTTGGAGCTACATTTAAACCTAATACTCCTAGTGCAGTTACTTGTGACGATATTGTTGTTAATATTCCGCCAAATCAAGTTATCCCACATAATCACAAATTGACCCAGTAGATAAGTCACGGGTATTAAACTTATCTACGGATAATTATTCTACATCTTTTTTCTTTTTTGTAAGTTTTTTTATTAAATTTTTAACTAAGGGTTTTACAACATTGAGAAGTAATGGAGTAGTGGCAGCAACAGTAGCAATAGCAGCAGTGCTAATAAGCTGTGGAGGATTTGGTATGTACTTTTCGATGAATTTAACGTCTTCATACAAAGTTATACATTCAATCTTATCTTCGCTTCTTTTATGTCCAATTACACGTTCTAGTTTAAGTTCTGAAGCATATTGACCTATTCTTTGATCTTTAGGTCCAGGACAAGGTGGTATAACTATTTCTTCATCTTTCTTTTCTGGTATCGCTGCGGTCTGTGTTTCTGTTAAAGAGTCTTCTTGGTTATCGACAGATGCTTGCTCTGTAATGATGATATTTTGAGGTGTGTAATCAAGAGGAACAAACCCAGGAAACGGAAAATCACATACTGTAAATACACCATTTGGATCGTCTAACAGTAAATTACGATTACCTGTATTTTTTATATCACGATGCTGATAAGTACAACCAGGAACATCTATATTTGGTGGCTTTGTAATAGTTAAATAGTGTGGACTGTATATTTCTGGTACATCTGGAACGTATATCTTAGGAATACTTATATCAGGTATCTCCATCTTCTACATCTCCAATAGAAATAGACCAACCATCTTTTCCGAAAGTACCTTTTTCTATAATTTTTGGTTTTTTAACCTTTTTATCTAATTCTTGATGATATTTTTTTATATCATTGTCTAGCTCGAAATTAAATCTCTGCATACGCAACCAATCAATTAATTTATCTATGTAGTATTTAACTAGTTTTTTTATAAAACCAAATATCATTTAATAATAGGCATAGATGGACCTGTCATTTTAGGTAAACCATTATCTAATATTTTTGGCATCATTCCTTGTACATTACTAAGAATTTCATTCATAATTCTTGATTTAAACTGCTCTGAAGTTACATACTTGTAACCAAAGTACGCTCCACCACTCATTGAAGCTACCATTACAAATGAGATGATACTCAATACGTTAGCAATTTTTTGAAACATGATAAAATTTGCCTTACTTAGAGCTATATCTGTTATGAGCATAGCTACATTACTTTTAATTATAGGTCTATCTCCTTTATACGTCACTTTAGGTCTTATAAATCGTCAGATGATAAGCAAACCTAGCAAGTAGATTTAGTTCTACAAGACCTAGTTCTACACGCTCCAGAACAATAAATTCTACGTTGTTCCATCGTATTAAAACTTGTACCGCAAACAGGACACTCTCTTACAAGTATCCCCTCTACTTTTTTTGGTTTTTTACCCCTAGTTCTATAGTTCCTGTTTTTTCTTCTTCTTCATTTATTTTTTGCAGTAACAACTGGTATGCTTGTATCCCACCTTCTAATCTCATCACATAAGTATTCTGTTTAATTATTTCTTGTTGCCATTCAAGAATTTGTTTTTCTATTAATGCTTTCATAATTTAAACAATAGTAAGGACTTCTCCTGAGTTGATAGTGACGGTTACACCACTATTTATAGTTATAGGACCTGCTGCCATTGCATTACAGGCTGCTCCAAATGTATCGCCTATTGTGTAGTTTGTCGTTACTGTCTGAGCATTTTCAAAAAATACTTTATCGCTACCACCACCAGTAGCACCACCTCCTCCACCGCCAATTTCTTTTACAGTTCCACCATCATTTATATAAAATTTTTGGTCAGAAGTATCTATCGCAACTTCGCCATTGACTATATCACTTGTTGTAGGTGTGCTTGTACCTCGTTTTAGCTTGATGACATTAGCCATTGGCCTTTACCTCCTATGGTCTAAAATGTTCCACCCTCTACATCAAAACCAGATGTAGCACCATCCTCCAAAAATGTAACCAGGTCAGACAACGCAACTTGTTTCATCGTTCCATTATCATTACAAACAAATCTATCTGCTGTAGCAAGTGTTGTTGCAGAGGCAGATGTTCCTCCATCCATTAAATTTAATTCAGAAGTTGTTGCAGTAACCCCATCCATAATATTGAGTTCTGATGTGGTGGCTGTAACTCCATCCATAATATTTAGTTCAGAAGTTGTAGCAGTCACACCGTCCATAATGTTCAACTCTGAAGTCGTTGCTGTGACTCCGTCCATTATGTTTAACTCTGTTGCTGTAGCAGTTACACCATCTAAAATATTTAGTTCTGAAGCTGTGGCAGTAACTCCGTCTAATATATTTAATTCAGAGGTTGTAACTGTTGCTCCATCTAATATCTGTACTTCAGCTTGTGTAAGATCAGCTAAAGCACTTGCTGTATTAGCACCCATTGTTGCTAATTCTGTAAGCTGTGCATCAGAGGCTTGCTTTGCATCTAACTGAGTCTGAATATTTGATGTAACTCCGTCTGTATAATTTAACTCAGTAGTCGTGGCTGTTACGCCATCTAATAAATTTAATTCCGTAGCTGTAGCGGTAACTCCGTCCAAAATGTTTAGCTCAGAGGTAGTTGCAGTCACTCCATCTAAGATATTCAATTCAGAGGTCGTTACAGTAGCTCCATCAAGAATTTGTATTTCTGTTGATGTTAAAGAAGCTAAAGCAGCAGATCCACCAGATTGACAACCAGATAAGTTATCCAAGTCAGAGTCATAGGCCTGCACGTTTGAACCGATGGCGAGACCGAGTGCACTGCGACTAGCAGAGGCTGTGGTTGCTCCTGTACCCCCATCTGATATGGCTAAAGTTCCTGTGATCGAACTAGCAGAAAGATCAACAGCGACCTCAGATGATTCAATTACCAAACCACCATTTGATTTAAGGTCAACACTAAACTCATTGCCAGATTTTGTGATCCCGTCACCGCCCGTCAAACTTCCTGCACCTGAAAATTGACTAAACGCAAGATTATTAGTGCCAACAACAGCCGAACCTTTGTTTGAAGTACAAACAAACCCTTTATCTGCATTAGTAGAACCCTGTTCAACGAATGTGAACATACCAGCAGCATCAACACCAGCAGCTAAGTCATCAGCCCTTGCTGGCGATGACCCGACTATGTAGAT